AGCAGCTGTAGTTTTACCAACTCCAGGACCACCAGATAATAATAAATTAGGAATACCATTCTTAATAAAATCTTCGAATGTAGATTTTAGATTATCAGGTAATATTGTATCAGATATATTTCTAGGTCTATACTTTTCTGTCCAAAGAAAGTTATTCATTGAACTTACTTCCTTGTTCGACAGGAACCCAATACTTTATCTTATCATACTTACTTGAGAACTCAACACCCATAAATGGATCAGTAATAATAGATACATCATAACTATGTGGAAGTAATTTTATATTTTCAACTAAAAGCACATACTTAAAGTTATTAGTTAACATAGTCTCACCAACTTTCTTATGAAAATTATTACTTGTTGGATTCTTACTATCTTTAACTGTTATAACTATTTCTTGTTTATCAGCTTCACTTTCAATAATAATATTTGGTAACTGCATAACATTAGCAGCTTGTATCAAACTTTTAACATCACTCTCAGTAAGATTAAAACCTAATTCTTTTTGAAAGTCAGGTGTACTATCTTTAGGAACACCTTGGATCATATCTTTATCAGTATAGTAATAATTACTAGAACTATCACCACTGCTTATTGATACATGATTTTCTTGAAAGTCAAAGTCCGGATCTTCGAATAAACTTGTAACACTAAGGAATTGGTTTAAATCATATATTCCAAATTCAAAAGGAAAAGTTTCATCTACAACAGCTTGAGCAGCAATTGTATGCATAGGACTTCTTGTTCTTATAATAGTACCAGTTCTAAATAATATTGACTGGTTAATGCTACTAAAATTCTTTAGGATCTTAATAGTCTTTTCACTTAATTTCATAATAACTCCAATAATTTATTTCTTAAAGGTCTCCTTCTTGTTGCCTCCAATTTGACCTGGATCAGCTGTAGCTGCTGCACCAATCTGTGCTAAGTCCATTAAACTTCCACCAAACATATAAGCACCTTGGTGTGTTAATCTCATCCAAGGACACATCCAAATCTTTAATCCAATCTTTCTTGCCCACTGACAGAACATATAATCTTCAGAAAGATATCTTTTAGATTTAGGATCAATTAGTGCATCAAAGAAACACATAATCTCTCTAGTTCCATCAAAGTTTGCAGTTCTTATATGATCAGGTTTATACATTAACTCAGGATATGCTTTTGTATACTTTTCAAATGCAGATCTCTGTATCATCATAAATCCTGTACCACCTTCTAACACTTCTGCTGGTTCGTTTACCTTAATCTCAGTTACACCTTCAACAGGATTGAATACATAGTCTCCTACATATTTTTCTAACTTATTAGGGTTCTCATCAGCAAAACCTCTATCAACAGCTCTCTTAATCTTTTCCCAAGATATAGTTTTCTTAGGATAAGGACCACATACTATATCTTTATCTGATCCAGGTTCAGCTATTGCAGCTAACGCTAAAACATCTTGTGGATCAAAACCAATATCACTATCAATAAACATTAAATGTGTTGCCTTTGATCTTAAAAACTCATCTGCAAGATAATTTCTTGCTCTTGTAATTAAACTTTCGTTGAACAAATAAAAGAATGATATCTCCAAACCATATCTTGTTCCAAGTGCAGATAGATCAGCAGTGGACTTACAATATTGACCACCACACATTCCACCATACATGGGACTAGCTACAAAGATTTTTCTTTTCTTTAGTTCTTTTATGTCTATACTAACTTCCACTTATTTCTCCATATTTGTTATCATGTTGTTTACCTATACCATAGCTGCCGTCATACATTGATAAAGTCTCTGCTTCAAACAATAAAAACTGTCCAACTCTAGTTCCTTTTTTTATTTTAGCTGGACCAACTCTTACATGTAAACAGCCAGCCATCACTCCGTGATAACCACTATCATATAGTCCGCTTGTAATAAATAATCCGTTTCTATTTAATGTTGATCTTGTAATTACAAAACCAGCATATCCTTCTCCTACACTAACCACATTCTCCATAATAATCTCATAAGTACCTCTTTCAAGATTAAACCATCCTTCTTCGTCAGGTTGTACTTCTGTAGATCCTCTATGTGTTTTACCTTCTTCAGATATAATAAAAGGACTCTTCTTATTGATTTCAAAGATCTTTTTTACTCTTAGATCGACTGCATTAGGTTGACTATCTCCATGCTGGACTCCAGTCAGTTCACAGTCATTTGTTTTGCTCAGTATATGTTTCACCGTGTCCTCCATAATGTAATGCTAGAATAGCATAATGTATAATCTTTAGTAAGTCTTTTTTATTCTTACCATCTTTCTTTCCATATCGCATAGCATATTTAACTATTGTACCTAAACACATCTCTTCTGCTATACCCATAGATTCCCAAACATCTAATGTTTGAATCTCTTTCTTACCGACATAATGTTGACCATAAGTACCTTTGATATACTCAAAACTATCGTCTAGTAAGTTATCTTCATTGTATTTAAAATTAGGCGACTTCATTAATTTTATCTCTCACTTCTACTTTCGCTTCTAAGCCCCAGAGATATGCATAGACTAATCTATCAATCCATTCCATATTCTCTTTAGCTAACTTTTCAAAAAATTCATTATCTTCTTTATCTTGCTCTAGTTTGTGATTAAAGTCAACAGGCATATGAAATTTTCCATGAAGTAATCCACCAGGAGTATCATCATAACCATAACCATTTAATCCATGCCATATAGCACTACTACTATCCCAACTATCAATAAATTTCTTAAAAGGAGATAAGAACTGAACTTCATTAGGACCATCAACCATCCCTAAGAAATGTATAAGTTGACCATTCTTTCTTGTTGAACCAAGTAAACCCATTTCAGCTAACTGATACATCATATGCAATCTAGAAGTAAATCTATGTAATGAAGGTTCATGTCCAAATGGTTCAATACCATATGCATTAGGTACTGCTAATATACTAACACCAATATAATCTACAAGATCAGGATTTTCAGTAGCCCATCTAAAACATTCTATATAATCTTCTTTATCATTCTTTTTACCTTGTGGTACAAAGAAAGTTTTTATACCTGCCTTCTTAAATATAGGAGCTTGTTCTTTAGCTGCTTCAATAGTCTTCTGTCTATCTTCACCAGGATAATCTGTCATTACAGCATAATCAGCATCTATTCGTTTAGCATAATGAACTATTTGTTCACCGGTAAGGTATCCTTTACCTTCTTGTGTAAACTCAAAAGCACTATTGTCCATTATAATAACGGATCCATTCTTCTTTTCTTCTTTATAAAAATTTGTGTATTGTAAATCATCTACAAGATGAGCTAAAGTCAAATGTACTTCTCTACCTTTAGTAAGGTGTAGATAATTTATTGGTGCTATGTGACAGAAATGAGTCTTTGCCATATACTTCATAATATACCTTTCAAATGTTAAAGTCAACTATTATTTAATCATTCACTGTACGAATGTCTGATATTGGTACTGTTGACGTAGTACCTGTACCAGGTTCTGAAATTTTTGCATAAGTCTGACCCTTCTTTTGAGTCAATCCTTGATATTCTCCTGAAACTACTTTATTACCTTGTTGGAAACCAACTTTAGAGTTTCTTCCTTTTCTTTCAGACTTAGCTTTGGATAATTTGAGTTTTTTTCTTATAGCAATTTCATTTTGTTGTTCTATAAACTCAGCATATCCTTTCATTACTTTTCAGCCTCTGGATCATACTGATCAACTATATCACTTACATGTTTATTAAAATGTTTTAGATGTTGAGCTCCAAACTTCTTTACAAACATTTTTTTAATAGTTGGGTGATCCTTATCTGTATTAGTTACATGATGATAAGTAAAATCTCTCATCTTTTTATGATCAGGTGCTTGTTCTTCAAGATATTCTTTAAAACTTTTCATTTAATACTCCTTAGGATATTCTACATGACAACCATTCTCACCGTCTTCACTTACGTCTATTGAAAGCTGTCTACCTGGGTATTTATCTTTTATTTGCTTTGCAAGGTCGTCTGCCATCATTTCACAGCTCTTATAATCTAGTTGTAATGTATCATCTGCATATAAACTTTCTAACCATCTCTTAAATATAAAGAATTCTATATCTCTATCATCATTATACACTTCAATCTGTACCTTAAACTTAAATATATGTCTATGTGGATACCTTAGAAAATCTACTTCATCAGGTGCATCAGGATACTTATGGATCCCTTCTTTCTGAAATGTAACCCATATATTCTTCTTAACTCTTCGCAACACTTCTTCACGAGATTGTTCTGCAATAGTTTCTCTTATAAACTCATCATAACTACCCATTAGTCTTCCTCAGGTAATCCTTTGAGTTGTCTTATTCTATGCTCCATCCAACTTTTAGATGTAAACATATGACCACAATCTTGAGGTTCAGCAATCTTATCAATATGTTTGATCTCTGCTTCTAAGACTTTTATTGTATTTTCAATATTCATGGTTCGCTCCTCTTCTTCCATCTCCTCTACTATATCGTAATACCACCCACATGAGAAATATAGTAGGTTCCAATATTATCTGATGTTATT